CTTTCTTCTTGCTCCGGTAGGCGAAAAGGATCCAGCAATCGTCCCCTGCCCACTGAAGCACGAATCCGGGCCTCACGGATTTGAAGGCCTGTCCGGGCTTGTGCGCTCTCATGACCAGATAAAGCTTCATTTGATTATCCAAATCTTGAGCTTTTTCTTTCCGAACCTCTTGGCCTCTTGGTGGGAATCGAAGTAGATGTCCCACCTCCCGTCAAACCTCTTGGCCGTGCGGTCCTGTACAATTCTTCGCCCCACCCCTTCAATCTCCACCACCGTTCCAAAGGGAATGGAGCGGGGAGCGGCGACTGTGATCCCTTCCTTCGGCCAGACTCCTGAAGCAGTAGGGGCCGGCGCAGCAGGACCGCAACAAATCTTGCAACCACAATAGGCAGTCACCACAGCCACGAGAATGTTAGTCGGCATGGGACCCTCCTAAGATGCTGTGTTTTCGAAGCCAGGAGCGCCCATCAGCGCTTCCGGTCCACTGGTCCAAGATCTCTTCCAAAGTATCAACCAGACGGAGGGGACAGTTCTCGATCATCCCAGAGTCCCAATCGTAAACACCTGTCGAAGCGAGATGGAGCGACCCCTCGTTATCGATCCAGATGTTGTAACTCCCGTCTGGTCGGATGCTCATATAGCCCCAGTCCCAATACACGAAGATGGCGTTGTCGTAGGCTTCAACGTAAGCCCTCACAGTCCTGTCTGGGTTCGTGCTCATTTTCGGATAATGGAGAGCTGATTGCAGCCCTTTGCAAGGAGTTCGTTGGCTTCACTCACAATCGCTTCAGCTAGGCTGTCGTAGAAAAAATCATCTCCGTCACAGAAAACCCACCAATACCTGCCCAACCGCTTGATCAGGATGGACTCTGAACGGTGCGGGCCTCTGAGGCCTGTCAGCTCATACGCCAGAGTTTTCTTTCGCTTCTTCATGGCTTCCTCCGTTCGTTCGGTTCCAGTAGCCTTTCTCTTCCATGTACCGAAGAGCATAGAGGAGGAACTTCGGAGGAATGGTCCGACCACTCAGGTAGTTCGCTACCGTCCCTCGGGAGACTCCGAGAGCCTTAGCCAGCTGGTTGTTGTCCAACCGGTGCTTTTCCATATACCTTTTGATGTGATCACTCGGTTTCATCTGTGAACAACGGATAGTTTGACTGGGTTGACCACACAGAGAAATTCCTCATCCACAACCCTTAAGAACCCGTCTTCCCTGAGTTGGATCTTGCTTCCTTTCTTCCAAGGAAGACGAAGCACGTTTCGGAGGGTGAGGAATACGCCAGGAAAGTTTTCCACTGGAGGTTTGATGCAGGCCTCACATTTGTCAATGGTCCAATTCTGCAAAGGTCCTACTCCCTTGAGGCTGAGGATGATCCTGTCCTCCACCATCCCCAAGACAACCATCAGTTCATCCTGCGAATACTTGACTCCTCGAGGGAGGAAAGGACGGAGGTTAGTACTGGTCGCCCATCCTGCAAGATCCGGACGGATCTGAAGGACCGTCTCGAACTTCACCTTTCCTCCTTCCATCCATTGTTGGTGCTTTTCGTAGAAGAGGCCCATCTCCAACGGCGAAAACTTGAGCATCAAAGTTCCGTTGATTAGGATCTCATCCTTCCGGACCTCTACCTCTTTCACTCCTTTCATGCTCAGGAGGCGCGAGAGAGCAGCGGAGGAGACCACGAAGGGTTCCTCATCCTGGCCTGTGTAGAACAGGATGGACCCCCATTCGTCCTTGCCGATCGCAACGCCTCGGCCGAAGTACACGAGATCACCTGCCCTAGTCCGGGCGAACCTGCACAGTGTCCTGGCTTGTTGGACGGTGAGCTTCATAAATCTCCTGCGGCTCTATTATCTGAAGAAGGTCGGAGAACCGAAGGCCCCCGTACATCACCAGAAACCGCTTTCCTTCCTCTTCCGCCTGACACCGGAGCCCTATGAACGGAACGGCTTGCTCAAGGCCCCACCTCCGGATGGAGGGCCAGTCCAGGTAGGCCATCGCCTCCCGACGGTCCCGCCGGTGCACCAGCATCCAACCGCGCGAACCGGCTGCACGGTGCTGGTGGTAGGCCTGCAGGATGATCTTCTCCCAAGGCTTCTGCGCCGAACGCTCCGGAGCATCTATTATCTCGAACGGGGAGCCGTACGAGTTCCCCCGCTTCAGCTCGATAGTCCATTCCTGGAGGAGCGGAAGTCCGATCGGGTCAATCGCAGTGATGTCGCCGTACGACCCGAACGTCCGGAGCCCCTTCTGCATCCGGAACGTAGCCCGTCCCCCCGACTGGGACGTCCGCCAGAAGACGTCGTCCCGCTGACCTTTCGTCCACCAGAGCGAGAGCATGCGGCAGATCTCCCGCTCAAACTGGGCTCCCTTGCTGGCTCTCATACTCCAACTGGTACTTGCGGCAAATTTTTGCCCATCCCTCCTTTGAAAGGCGGTCCTCCTTAACCTGAAGATGAGGGACCCCTTCAAAAGGAAGCTTCACGAGAGGAAGGTTCTTCTCGATCACCTCCCGATGGAGCCGGAATGCTTCCTCTCGCTTGTTTCTCAGGAGTTTGAGCGCGGTTTTCTCTCCGACCCCAGGGACACCAGGGACTCCATCCGATCGGCAACCTGCAATCGCCTTTACGAAAGCCCAGTCCTCAGGATCTACTTGGTATTGGGATCGAAATTGACTTCGGCTGATAAACTTCTTCTTTCTCACCTGATAGATTACCACATTCTCCCTCAGCACCTGGTAGAGGTCAGAATCATCCGTTGCCAACACTACGAAATCTTCTGCAGGAACACGAAATGCAACAGAGGCCATCAAGTCATCGGCTTCGAACCCTTCACAGGCCCAGATGTTGGAAAATCCTAAGGCTGGAAGAACCTCCTGTTGCAAGACGGAGACCTGCCGGTAGAGTTCCTTCATCTGGTATGGATCCTCATACTCCTTCCGTGCTCTCTTGTAGTCTGGAAAGATCTCCTTCCTGTGGGAGGAAGGACTATCAAAGCAGAAGATGGTGTAGTTAGGAACGATCAGGTCTGTGAGCTGGAGGACGTAGTGGAGAAATCCATAGAGCACTCCATCTGGTCTCCATCGAAACACGTAGAAGGAGATATAGCACAAGTAGGTGGCATCAAGAGCCAAGAAAACTTTCACTTTCCTTCCTTTTTCAGAACCAGGTAGAGTGCAAGAGAACGGATCCTTTCAGGAACAGGTGAAGTCTTGAGCGTTTCGAATTCCACCTCCTTTCCACCAAACTCAATCTCCTCTTTCACCATAAAATCATACTCCTCATTGGTGATGACAGGAGTCTTGTAATGGAAGAAAGCATACCGAAGGGCCCAAATCAGATCCATCACAGGTACCAGGTTTGTATCTGCTCCTGAAGGTTGATACCTTTTGGGAGGACGGATCTCCGAAGGGTCCCGCATTAAGATCTTCGCGGTGATAGCTACTGGAATGTTTCTCTCCGCATGGCACCGGATAATCTCTAGCTCATTAGGAGTGAACTTCTTTCCTTTGCGACTGATCCTTCGAACAGGCTGGTACCGGGTAGCATAGTCACGGGTGTTGTAAGCAATCAACTCGATCCGGCGTCGGATCGCTTTCGGATTCCTGCCCAACATCACCGCCAGACGCCGTGGATGGCACCCTGCCAGATAAAGGTCCAGCATCTTGTCCAGTTCCGACTTCTTCCACGGCGTATCGTTGTTGGGGTTCTTAACCTCTTCTTCCGGAATCAGAGATACCGCCTTTTCCGGTTGAGGCTGCAAGCTTCTTCGATCTCGTTCCATACCTTGCCTACCAACTGCTGGACCCGAGGCTCCAGATTATTCTCCTCAATGTAGGAGATCACGCTCTCTACGGTCCCTTCAAAGTTGATCTCTGGACACTGGATCACCCGCTTCCCTTCGACCTTCTTCCAATAGTTTTCCGACACCAGGAATTCGACACAGGACCCGACATCATCGATGCCGAGGTCGTAGTAGATGGGGATTGTAACACTACGGTCCTTGCCTACCTTTCCTGTAATGCGGTTCTTCTTTACCTCGGCGAGGCAACGGACTCCCACCGTCCGCTCCTTGCCACGAACTATCCGCTTGATCTTGGAAGCTACGCTGGTCCAGATCTCAAGGTGGGCATAGAACCTGAGGGCCCGACCACCCGAACGGGTCTTGGGCTCAAATCCCATGCCAAGATTGTCCCTTGTCTGTCCAATAATGATGAGGATGCACCCCAACTTTCGGATGCGGGAGAGGACCTGACGCAGGTGTTCCGAATGGTACTTGGCCTTCCCGTCGGTGTAGAATCCGACCACCTCCTTGCCCTTTTCGATCGCTTCCTGCTGCTCCCGAAACTTTTCGATGGAGGCAAGCGAGGTCAGGGCATCCTGGGAGTCCAGCACATAGATGAACGGACGACCCTCATCCAGCAAGCGGTTGATGTGGATGTAGAAGGATTCCACAGTGTCGCTGCAGACAGGCTCTCCTTTCCTGTACCGTGGGGGCTCCATCCGCTCAGCCACTGTTTTGCCGAAGTACCGTTCGATGTCCATCAAGGCGCCGCCTTCCACGTCGTCAAAAATCAGGCGGTAGTCCTTGAAGCTCGGATTTCTGCAGGCTTCGGCAAAGCAGGTTAGTGAAATCCAAGTTTTACCCGATGCCGAATCCCCCACGATGTAGTAGTACCCTCCTTTGAGGAACCCTGCGTGGGGAGTATCGGTACAGGCGAGGTTAAGGAGGGTGCTCCCCGTAGAGAGAGCACCCTCCAGCTCAGGAGATGGAAAAGGGAGACTCATGCTTCCTTTTCTTCATCCCAGTCGTCCCATTCCTCCTCTTCCTTGGCCTTCTTGGACTTTGGAGCAGCCTTCGGAGGCACGGGACCCGCCTTCACCCGCGGCTTTTCTTCTTCTTCATCGAAGAACCGGACCTTCTTGGACTTTGCTGGAGGTTCTTCTTCCTCTTCGAAGTCTTCTTCCTCCACTTCTACCTTCTTCGCAGGTTTCTTGGCGACTGGCTCCTCCTCTTCCTCCCAGTCGTCTTCCCATTCTTCCTCTTCTTCAACTTGTTTCTTGGAGGATGGGGCGGACCTTTGGGAAGGTTTCGGAGCCGGTTCCTCTTCCTCCCAGTCCTCCTCCTCATCACCTTCCTCTACCTGTTGCTTAGAAGCAGGTTTCTTAGGAACCTCTTCTTCCCATTCCTCCTCTTCTACCTGAGCAGGTTTCTTCGAGGGCCGAGGAGCTTCCTCCTCTTCCCACTCTTCCTCTGCTTCAGGCGAAGTCACAGTGATCCTCGGCTTGGATCCCATCGGCTTCGCTTCATCTGGAGTGTTCCCTTCCTTCGGTTCATCAATTTGCAGGAACATGGCCCGGATCTGCTCGTACGGAAGCTCGATCAGAAGGTCATCAAGGCAATAGACCTTCTGTAGGATCTCCTCGTCGTAGGGCTCCTTGCGAGGCTTAAAGTCAATGGACTCCGCCTCATAGTAGGCAAAGCCCCCGAACGACTTCTCCGCAAATCCGACACGGAGGGTGAATCCGTCCTCAAGGTGGAAGAACCGATCCCATCCTTCGTCCTCATCGGAGTTGCGAATCCGAGCATCCAGCAGCTTCCCAAAGAGGTGGTAACTGATGTCCAAAATTTGGACCCCTTTGTCGGGCTCCTTCACGTCGATGACGTTGAAGAGCTGTCTCTGCTTTGGGCTGAGATCGCGGATCAGTTCCTCGTTCTCCTCATTTGCTTCCTGGATGAGCTTCATCCGATGCTCACAGATGGGGCAACGGGCCTTGCGTGTCATCCGTGGACAGATCACCATTTCCTGGTTCGGGCCCACACCACGGTGGACGTAGAAGGTCCGTTCCCAGTGGAGTGTTCCTGGGTCGGCATAAGGATTACCTTTCCCCGCCTCGTAGGGCAGGATGTCCAAATAATGGACACCAGCCTTGGGTTTGAACAATGTAGCTCCTTGTGGGAGCTTAAGGTAGCTGCCACCTACAGTCGTGACAGCTTGTTTGAGTGCCCGGTCCCGGGCGTTGGTGTATCGCCGTTCTTGACTGCGTGCTCTCATTCTTCGACTCTCCTTCTCACTTTCTCCTTTGTCATCTCCTCAAGGGCCTGTTTCCCCCTCTCGGAAATCTTTGGAGCGCTGAAGTACCCCATGGCCAACAATTCAACCAGGAGTACCAGCGACCTCTTTTTATGATCTAAAGCAGACACAACTGCAGAGGCCTTGTCATACTCGTACCTCGCATCCAAAAATGCCTGATAGGCCTCCTTGTAGGCAGCCATTCCTCGAACTGCTGCGGAGATGGCGTTCTCTGTAAGCTTCTCAATGCCGAAGGCTGCAGGATTGGCTCGGACCTCCTTCTGCAGCTCAGCCTCAACCTCTTCCAACTTCGCCCTTGCTTGATCCATTTGTTTTCGCTTCTCCGCAGCGAAGAAAGCATACTTGGTAAATTCGGTCGGAAGCCGAATGCACTCCTTGTCAAGATTCAGTTCGTCAATCTTGACGACCTCTTTAATCTGGGCAACGCTGAGCTCGTTCATGATGGACTATTATCTCAATCGAAGTGGAGAACTTCGTAGCAGGCAGCAGCAAGGCCGGCTCTTTTCGAATCCCAGAAGTTTGCACTGAAGACGTCAATCACCTTGAATGCCCGCGGTGCAAGTTTTCCACCGCCTAAAAGGACCTTTCTGGCGTACTCAAGCACAAGATTTCGCACCGCCTCTGGATCGTCGTCAAGATTTGACAGGATCTTTGCCACGTCGGCCCATTGCGTTCTGGGATCGATAAGGGCCCTTGCAAGGTCGATCGCCTTGTCCTTATTTAGGCTCATCGAACGGACTGCGTCCACCTGCTGCTCCGGAGAGAGCTGGAGGACCTGCTCCAAGATCACCAAGGCTTTCCTTGCAGAGCCGTCCGCAGCCTCTACGATCTCGTCCACCACTTCCTGGTCCAGCTTCGCTCCTTCCTTGTAGGCCACGCGCTGGATCAGCAGTGTCAAATCTTT